ACGAGGGCTCGGCGGAAGGTCTCCGTGAAGACGTCTGCTCGCTCCGGCGCATCGTTACCTCCGCTGGGAACATCCGCTACGACGCCCCGCGTGGCCCTGGCGGTCACGCTGACCGAGCGTGGGCGTTGGCTTTGGCCCTCCACGGGATCACTCACCGCCCCGCTACTCGACAGGTCCGCTTCGGCGGCGCGCACCAAGACGCCGACGCATGACCGACCTATCCGTGATCCTCCAGGCCAACCGCTCGCCGCGTTACTGCGCGCTCGACCGGCTGGAGGCGTTCGTCGATACGACCCAGTACGATGGGAGACCCGATTGGTTCGACGGGTCCGAGCAGGCACCTCCGCTGCGTGAGCGGCGCCCCTGCATCTCGTATCCAATCGTCCGCGGCGCCATCGACAGCAACGTGGACCTATGCTTGGGCGAGGGGAAGTTCCCGACCTTCGAGCTCACGGACGGCGACGATGGCGATGACAACAGCGAGTCGGATAGCCTGGCCGAGGCCGACCGCGAGTTCGTGACCGGAGGGTTCAAGAAGCTCGAGGACATCGCCAAGCTACGCCGCGCCTTCCGCCAGGCATTCGCCACCGCGCAGGGGCAAGGAACCGCCGTGGTCATCGGCGGGATGCGTGACGGCGAGCCCTTCATCGACGTCGAGAAGGCGAAGCGGTGCGAGCCGTTTTCACTCGCCGCTGACGGCACGGTGCAGTCGCTTCGCATCCAGTACGTCTACACCGTGGACGTGCAGGACCGAGACGGGAAGTGGTGCAAGGAAGCTCGGCTCTATCGTCGCGAGATTGACGCCACCAAAGACGTCACCTACGCGCCGATCAAGGCCCAGCCCGACGGGCGCGTGCCCACGGAATGGCCGGTCGCCGAGGAGATTGTGCACGGACTCGGCTTCTGCCCGGTCATCTGGTATCGGCACATGGTCGGCTGCTCCACCCAGGGGGACATCGACGGGCGAGCAATCCATCAGCACCACCTGGACGAGATTACGGCGCTGGACATGGCGCTGTCGCAGTGGCATCGAGCGGCGTTCTTCGCCGGCGACCCGCAGGGATACGAAATTGGGGTGGACGACGAAGACGGCCCCATGGCTCGCGGTCGCACCACCGTGCCACTGCAAGACCTCTCGACGCCGAAGGGCGGGCCGGTAGGCAAAGAGAATCGCCCCAATGGCCGCTGGGTCGGCGGCGAGGCGAAGAAGGCCCGCAAGAAGGGCCCCGGCGAGTGGTGGCAGTACACCAGCCCCGACGTGAAGGTCGGGATGCTGACGCTCCCCGGTGACGCGCTGCAGGCGCTGCAGGACCACGCGCGAGACCTCCGCGACAAGATTGCCGAGGGGCTTGGCGTGGTCTTCACCGACCCCGAGTCGGTGCGCTTCGCGTCGGTTCTGTCGGGCAAGGCGCAGCAGATGCTCCGTCAGCGTCAGCTCGACCGGTGCGACCAGTATCGCGAGGACATGGCCGACGGGTTGATCCGGCCTGCTCTCTATATGCTCTTCCGGGTTATGCGCGCCGTGCCGCCGAAGTCGCGAGTTCTGCGCCGCCTAATGGTAGCGCTGTCCAAGCTGGGGCCGCGCCCGTCTATCTCGCTCAAGTGGGGCGACTACTACGAGCCCGACCCCGCCGAGCAGAAGCTGGCGGCCGAGTTCCTGCAGGCGGCGGACAAGGTGATTGCCATCCCCGACCGAATCAAGCTGCAGAAGCTGGCTAGGTCGCTGGATATCGAGAACGTCACGGCGGTCTTGGAAGAGATCCGGGCCGAGCGTGCCGTGCGTGAGGAGAAGGCTCGAGACCAGGCCGAGGCCGGAGCTCGCGCGCTTCTAGAGGCGGCGCATGGTGGCAAGGTCGAAAACGCAAATCGCAGCCGACGAGGAGCGAGCGCGCAACCGGATGCTGGCGGCCGAAGGGGCGTTGCTGCTCCTACTGCTGCGTCGGGTGCGCCCGTTCGCGGTGGAGGCTGAGAGCCCCATCTGGACTCCTGAGAGCCTTCGGGACGGGGTGGCGCGGGACATCATCGCGGGCCGCCGAGCGTCTGCAGCGGCTAGCCTCGACGACCTCGAGAAGGTCATGCTGTCGCTGGGGCTCCCGCTGGTAGGTTCCCCGTTGTCGTGGGGCGACGAAGTTCGCAGGGCAGAGCGAGCGGCGCACGGATTAGCCACCGGGCTACAGCGCCACGTTGAGCTCGCCCGCGCTACCGGCGTCGAGGACCTGGTGGATGATGCCGCCGGCTGGCTGCATCGCCGCTCGGAGCTGACCGCCGCCACCGAGGAGGCGCTTGAGGCCACCATCGAAGCCCACCCCGAGCTTGCGGAGCAGCTTTTCAAGCAGTGGGACGCGGAGCTCGATGAGGGGACTTGCGACGTTTGCGGGTACGCGCACGGCACGATCGTTTTGGCCACGGAGGACTTCCCAGAAGGGACCCCTGGCCATGTCCACCCGCGTTGCCGGTGTCAAGAGCACCTGCTGACGCTCGACGAAGCGAGAGCCCGACCGGGCTGGGAAGGCTGAGATGAAGCGCTGTCAGGTCTGCCACAACGAAGTCACCGACGCGGTGCCGACGTGCCCGCGATGCGGAGAAGCGTCGTGGTTGTCGCTGCGTAGCGCTCCAGTCGAGCCCGCGCCCGTCCCCCAACCGACCCCCCAGCCTCGGCGTGACGACCGCCGAGACGACCGCCGCCACCGAAGGTGAGCCATGCGCAAGCACGACCTCTACACGATGAGCGGCTCGACCACGACCAACACCACCGCGGCTCACGTGGTGGGCTCGGTCGTCCGTGGCCTGGCGCAGTATGACCGGGTGGCCGTCAGTGCCTCCGTGGCCGGCGTTCCCCTCGGCACCCTTGACGTCTACCTGCAGCGCCAAGTTGCTCGCGCCGACCAGGTGACGGGCGGCGTCTGGGAGGACTGGCTCCACCTGCCGCAGCTCGCCGAGGGCGCGTCTCGCGTCTACTACGCCTCGCAGTCCGAGGCCTCCACCTCGGCGCGTGCGGTGGGGCGCGGGACCGACGCCAGCGCCGGCACCCCTGCTCTCGCCGCCAACACAGCCGTGGGCGGGCACCCTGGCGACGCTCTGCGTCTGGTCGCCAAGTGCGGCAGCGCCACCCTTACCGGGACGTCCCTGTCGCTACAGGTCACCGGCTGGAGGCGCTACCTGTGAGCTGCCCCGCGTGCGGGCACGAGGCGGTGCGCGTGGCGATGAGGCCGGACGGCATGGTCCGGATGTGCGCCATGTGCGCCGTTGCCCTGCCCGCTGAGAGCCCGCCGGAGCCCGTTTCGACCCCGAAGGCCCAGACGCCCCAGTCCGCCCCCAAGACGCCCACGGCGGGGCGAAGAGAGGCCAAGAGGACCACGGCCAGCGAAGTGATCCGCCAAGCCAAGACCGAGGCCGCGCGCCTCCGCCGATCCATCCGCGCTCACGAGCGAGCGCTGGCCACCGAGCGCAAGCAACTCGCCGCCCTCTCACGACTCCTGGACGCCGCAGCCGACAAGAGGCCTGCGGTGGTCCGCCAAATCCGCACCACCGCCTGACTGAAGGAACAACCCAATGGCCGCCACTGCTGCAACCATTCAAGCCGTCTATGACTTCCAGCGCCTGCGCTCGCAGACGCACACCATCGGCGCGGACGAATACGAGGTCTACACCTGCAAGGTGGACTGCACCTTCCCGACGACCGCCTACGCGCAAGCGGACGACGCGACCATCACCGCTGCGTCCGCCATCCAGAATGCGCGGCGCGACGGCCAGACCGTGACCGTGCTCTGTGGCGCCTTTGTGGCCCCGGGACGGTTCACCCTGTCGGCGGCTCCGACGACCGACGTGCTCGTCGGCGCTGGTGCTGCGGATGCGTCCGCGTCCGTGATCACGGTCCCCCTCACCGCCGAGGACCTGACGACCGAGATGACCAACGCGACCGCCCTCAATACCTCCACCTGGTCGATCCCCCTGACCTTCCAGGTGACGTTTGCCGTCAAGGTGACCGGCGAGTGATGAGCTAAGGGCGTGGAGAGGGTGAGCCCAGGCGTTCCCACGCCGAAATCACCCTCCACCTATCACCGCGGCCCAACAGGTCGCCAACGCACCGGGGACGACTCCCGCTAAAGGTCGAAGGAGTGCAAATGGCTGATGACCTCCAGGGCACCGCTGCGCCTGAGACCAAGACCGAAACCCCCGCCGCGCCGACTGTCGAGAAGCCGCGTGTGCAGGCTGCAGAGCTGCCGCCCGAGGCCCTGAAGGCCCGGCTCGACAGCGCCAAGGATGCCGCCCGGCGCGAGCTCCTGGCCGACCTCGGCGTGTCCGACCCGCGGGACGTTAAGGCCGCGCTCGAGGAGCTGAAGAAGCGCCAGGACGCCGAGCGCTCCGAGCTTGAGCGAGCCACCGGTCGCGTCAAGGAGCTTGAGGCCCGTGCCGAGAAGGCGACCGCCTACGAGGTGGTCATTGCCGGCCGCGCCTCTGCTGAGATGGCGGGATTGGACGATCGCGCCAAGGCATTCGTGACCGCCGAGGCCGGTGACGACCCGGCAAAGCAGCTCGCGACAATCGACCGATTGCGAGCAAGCGGACTGATGACCGTCGCCACCCCGGCGCCTGTCGCTCCACCTGCAACGCCCCCGGCGGCTCCTGTGAACACCGCCCCTCGCCCCAACGCTCCCGCCGAAGCCGGGGCCGCGGTGGTGACGGACGTGCGGGCCACGTACAAACGGCTCAACTCCGAGAACCCTTTCGCTGCCGCTGCTTTCGCTCAGTCGAACGCCGCGTCGCTGTTCTTCGCCAAGTGAACCACCCCGGGCGTGATGCCCGGACAACAACACGGAAGAGGCCATGTCCGGACTCCACATTTCCCGCGCCACGCTCCCCCAAGAGTTCTTCGATTGGACTTCCACCAAGCTGTTGGTGAAGCCCGAGCCCCAGTACGTCTTCGCTGACCTGATGCTGTCGGCGCTCGGGGTGTCTCTCGCTCCTCCGTCGGCGGTTGGCCTCCCCGGTCGCACCATCGGTGGGCAGGGCGCCGACTACACCAACGCCCAGGACGACCGGCTCATGCTCGAGGCGGACGTCCTCAGCGAGAGCCTGTTCGCTGCGAAGATCGACTTCAAGGGCCAGCCCGGAACCAACGTGCGGGTGAACCGCCCGAAGTACACCGACTCGACCTACACGCTGGCGGCTCGGCGCATCCCGGCGAACAGCACCATCTCCACCGAGGGGATCAAGGTCGAGTCCGAGCAGGCCGTGCTGACGTTGGACCGCTACGGCGGGCCCTACTGCAACACCGCGGCTGGCATCCGTCCTCTCGTGGTCGAGGCGTTCGACGCGCAGATGGGCGTCCACAACCTGATCCAGGTCGCGGGCAAGCATCTGGTTCGGGACTTCCACAAGTTCCTCGACTCCGTGGGCGTCGCCCTCGGGATGCAGGCCTCGGCGACCACCTATCCCAACGGGATGATGGCGGTCGACGACGCGACCGCAACCGGTCAGTTCCCGCTCGACTACGAGACCCTTTCGCGCCTCGCCAAGACGATGGACGAGTCCAACCTGCCGGTGTTCCCGGACGGTCGGCGACTGGTGGTCTTGAGCGCGGCCGGTCACAAGCAGATCAAGGACGACAAGCAGTTCGCGCTCTACAGCCACGACTTCCCGCAGACGTCGCCGATGTTCCGGCGGTACACCGCGCTGAAGGCGGTGCTGCCCGAGTGGTACGTGTTCGTCAGCAACACGCTCAACGTGACCGCGAACACGAACTCGGTGAACATCCACACCGGACTTGCGTTCGCCCCCGGCGCCCTTGGCATCGGCATGGGTCGTCCGCCGGCCGTCGTCTACTCGACGAACGACAACTACGGCGAGTCCGTCCCGCTCATCTGGCGCGGCGACATGGCGTTCGAGACGCTGGACAACACCTTCGTCCGCAAGGTCAGCTACACGGCGGACGTGAGCTGAGGCTGAGAGGCAAGCACGATGGCAAACCCTCGTAGAACTGGGATCAACACCACTGCCGGCACCTTCGCTCTAGGACCCATCGGGGCGGCGAAGAACATGCCGGCGCTGGCGACCAACACCGTTGTCCCCGGCTCCCTGTCGGCGCGCGTGTACTGGTCCACCAAGACCAACACGATCACGCTCACCGGCAAGTGGCAGGCGTCGGACGACAACTCCACGTGGCGCGATGTGGTCGGCGCGAACAACGCCGCTCACGTGGTGCTGCAGACCGACACCGGCACCGGCGCCAAGTACGTCGAGGCGCCGCTGTGCATTCGGGGCGTGCCCTGGGTGCGCTTCTCGCTGGTGAGCGGCGTCGCGTCCGGCACGTCGCTGGACACCTACTCGATGACGTACAACTACGTCGCCGGAAGCAATTTCGACGGCGGCGGCGTCTACCCCGTCTGATGTGAGCGAGAGGCGAACCGATGGCGTTCACGGCACAGGAGCTCTACCGCATCAAGCGCGAGCTTGGGTACCATGCACTGACCATCGGTTCGCTTCCGTACATCGGCTACACGCAGCTTTTCAACACCGTCATCAACCAAAGCATCGACGACGAGGTCGCGACCACCTCGACGCTCGTGACCGCGCTGGGAGCGCTAACCGCTCCGACGCCGACCGCGTTGACGCTGGCGGACGCGACCGGCTTTGCCGCTGGCTCGCGGGTCGTGGTGGACGTGGACGAGCGCACCGAGACGGCGACGGTGCAGTCCATCGCTGGCGCCGCCATCACCGTCCAGCTCCAGAAGGCGCACTCGGGGACTATCCCGGTGAGCGTCGAGGGGCCGATCACAATGGTCCGAGAAATCCTGGCGAAGATCGAAGCCGTGCGCGAGCGCATGGCCGGGGTCTACGGCGAGGGGGCCATCAAGAAGGTGGACGAAATCGAGTTCTACGGTCAGCGCGAACGGTCTATGTTCGGCTCCCTCGGCAGCCAGCTCATGTACTGGCGCAATGAGCTCGCATCTATCCTCGGCATCTGCAACGGGTGGCAGTACCGGTCGGGAAGTGGCGGGTCTTGCGCGGTGAGCGTCTATTGAGCCGTCATGACCGCAACAGCGAACCGCCACCACTATCGACAGCTCGCGACGTACTACCGCCGTCTGCCCGGCGAGCATGGGCTGAGGCCATGGCGCGTTTTCGCGAGCGTCGGCACCTGGAGTGCTGGGGCGCATCCCGGCGAAGGTACGAGGAGCGATTCGGAGGCGGAGCTGCTCGAGCATGGGCAGCCGCCCAAGGTGGTGGAGGTCTCTGCGGAGCAGGTGGCGCTGGACGCCGGCCTCCAAAGCGGTGACCTCAACATCGGACCGGTGACGCCCGAGCTGGGGACGCCATGGGCCACGCTGGCTGGTTACGATGTGACTGGCGGACAGAGCTTCCGGATTCGGCTGGTGAACGCAGAGCAGGGCCTGGACTACCAATGCGTGGTGGTCGGGGTGAAGCGTGACCGAGCGCTGCACACCATCCTCACCGTCCGCCCCGCGAGAGGTAGCCCATGATCCGAAAGCTGGTCCGTCGGTTTGCTGAGATGGTGGCGGAGCGACTGATCGAGCTGATGCCAGACGAGGACGCCGAGGACCAGGGCGACACCGAAGAGGGGAGCGAGACGTCGAGCGCCGGTCCCATGCGGATCACGATCGATTGGGAGGGTGACATCGTGGGCGTAGCGGTGGAGACGGACATTCCGGAAGAGCAACTCGCGGTGAACCTTTTCCTCTACCAGTGCCGGCGCATCAGCCGCGGGGAAGAGCCGCAGTCTCGTGCCTGATTCGCTACACCATCAGGTCGGCGGCTTTCGGATGCCGCTGTCGGCTGGCGACATCACGGCGGCCGGCACCTTCGAGCCCGTAGACCCGGCGCGTGAGGTGCTTGCGGGGTTGATGGCAGCGGCCATCCGGGGAGAGCTCGGAACGGGGCCTGGCTCGGCGTGGCGGGCCGTCACGGCGACGCTGCCAACGGGGCATCGCCTGGCGGCATCCACCGACCCGGTGGGGACCATCTGGCGAGACGACCCGTCAGCT